ATTTAATAACCTACAATATTCAAGAGATCCTGAAAATCGGTATTTTGAAGGCAATAAGGCAGCCCTCGGACCAAACGCTCATGTTTTTCTCAAGGCAACAGAAGCAATAGGAAATGGTCTTGATCCAACGTTCTATAGACTTGATGGTGAAAATGATAATAATGGTGGTGTAGTCGGAATGAACAAGAATGGAACAGAAGCGATTACTGAAGATGGGTATTATATATGGGCTGATGCTAATAGTAGTTTTGGATATACTAAGTCTTCCTTACAGGGTGCAGGTGAAGAATCGGCTAGAATGGCAGGTAATTTAGGAGTTAATGTAGATGATTTAATAAGTGCTATGAGACAGGCACGAACAGGAGATGTATCATTTTCACAAGCCTTATCGACAATAACAGGGGGAGCATACAGATCCCCAAAGATTATAGAAAATCCAACTACGATGGGTACTGTTTTTACGAATATGTTTAAACAGAAGAAATCTTCTACAACAAGTTCATCCTCTACAGAAAGTTCTTCAGTCAGTACAAATGATGATAATGACCCAGATAGAGATACTACTGTTGTACAAAGTGATGGTTATGTACATAAGGAAGAAGACTTTAGTGGTGGGTATTTTGAAGGTATGAATCGAGGTGGTCAAGTAGGTAAAAATACAGGTGGACGTATTAAAGGGGGCGTGTATGGATACCAAGATGGTGGCCCTGTTAATCTGCAGGAAGTTGGATTTGTAAATGGGCAACAGCCAAGTAACCTTCCAGAAGGACAAACTGTAGCAGACAACAGAAAGCAACCAGCAGAAGAGAATGACTTTGTTATAAATGCTCCAGCCGTTGAAGCAGTAACTGAACCCAAAATAATAGCGTTGCTATCTCAAGCTATCCAGAGAGCTGCAGAGTCTGGGGTTCAAATTGTAGATACACCCATAGATATTCCTCCAGAACAAATGACAGAAATATTTGTTTCTGACGGAGAGGTAAGAGTACCTAACGAATTAGTACCTTTTGTAGTTACACCCCCATCACAAGAAGAGGGGTTACTACTATTAAACAAAATTAATGAAATTGGAAAACCAGAAGTTGAGAATCGTGTTGAAGAACAACAAGGTATGGCTCAACCTAGTATGCACACAATGGTAAGTCCAGAAGAAAGAGATGCCATTAGTGCTCGCCAATTTCAACAAGAAGAATTGCAAGCATAAACTTGTAATTACAGCTACCTATCAAATAATTGATAGCCCTGTATAACCGTAGCAGCCACCCATCGCCATGTGGCACTGCATAAGGAGAATATGATATGGCACAAAAGAAGATGAAGGGAGTAAGGGCAAATAAACCTAACGATTCCTTTGGAACAGTCAACAACGATGCTTTATATAAAAATAAATATCGTGAAGAAGTTGATAAAGATGATGATGATGAAGTAGAAGAAGTACAAGCTGACCCTGCTGAAAAACCAGCAGCTACTCAGAAAGAAACGGAAGCTACGTCTGAAAGTTTTGTAGAAAAGAAAACTGCAAAAGAAGAAGTTGATTATAAAAAGCGTTATGATGATTTAAAACGTCACTATGACTCAAAAGTAGAAGAGTGGAAGGAAGAGAAACTTAAACCAGTTTCTGAAAATCCGACCCAAGATCCACAGTTTACATCAAATATGGCAAATTTTAAACAGCAATATCCTGATGTTTACGAAGCTGTTGAACAACTTTCTGCTTCAAAAGCTGAATCAACAATTTCGGCATTAAAGCAAGAAGTAGATAGTCTTAAAAATAATGAGACTACACTTCAAAAACAAAAAGCTTATGAAGAATTGTTGAGGTTACAACCAGATTTTGAAAATCTTAAAACAGATGACAAATTCTTAAGATGGTTGGAAGAACAGCCCCAATCAATTTCTGATGGCATATATAATAACAATACCGATTCCAGATGGGCATCACGTATTGTAGATTTGTATAAAGCCGATGCAGGATCAAAAACTACAAAACCAACAAAAAGAAATGATGCAGCATCATCCGTAAGTTCGACAACCACTAAGGAAATTTCTACCCAAGGTGGCAAGGAAAAAGTTTGGAAAGCTTCAGAAATTGAAAAAATGAAGCCGTGGGAATACGAAAAGTATGAAAGCGAAATTGATAAAGCTCGTACAGAAGGACGTTTAGACCTTTCATCTTAAAGTAAAATTAACTTTAACTAAGGAGGGTAAAGCTTATGGCTTTTACAACTGCTGCAGGTTATGCTAACCTGCCTAGTGGTAATTTTACACCGTCTATCTTTAGTCAAAAAGTCCTTAAATTTTTTCGCAGAGCATCGGTTGTAGAGGATATTACTAACACCGACTATTACGGAGAAATTGAGAACTACGGAGATACGGTTAATATTATCAAAGAACCAACAATTACAGTGTCAGCGTACCAACGTGGTGCTGTAGTTAATCCACAAGACTTGGCTGATGACCAGATTACTTTGGTTGTTGACCAAGCAAACGCTTTTGCGTTTAAGATTGACGATATTGAAGAACGTCAATCGCATGTTAACTGGGAAGCAATGTCTACTTCCTCTGGTGCATACTCACTAAAAAGAAACTACGATGCTAACGTAATGCAAGTAATTGCTAACGGTGCTGGTATCGCAGGAGCTGATGATGCGAGTTTATCAGGGGGGTTAACAACTACAGACTCTGCAATAGGCACAGCAGGTAGTCCAGTTAATATTGAAACCGATGACAACGGCATCAACTTAATGCTTGCTATGGCAAGACATTTGGATGATCAGAGTGTTCCAGAAGAAAACAGATGGTTTGTTGCTCCACCAAAATTTTACGAGAAAACACTCCAAGCTGGCAATAAAATTGCTGAAGTTCAGGTAACTGGAGATAGTACTTCTCCATTACGTAATGGACTTGTAATGAATGGAACTCTTGCTGGATTTCGTTGTTATAAATCAACGGCATTGAACAGTACTGGTGGAACAGATCAGGTAACAATGACAGGACTTGCTACAGATTCGTCTGAGCATCTCTGCCTAGCTGGTCACATGTCTTCAACTGCAACTGCATCGCACATTGCAAAAACTGAAGTAGTTAGATCTACTGAAAGTTTCTCTGACATTGTTAGAGGTCTTCATGTTTTTGGACGTAAAGTTCTTAGACAAGAAGCACTTGTTCGTGCTGTCGTAGATTACGCTTAAAGGGAGGGCTAACATATGACTGATTATGATACAACCGTCTCAGGTGGAGGAACAATTGGGCATCCAGCTAATGTTTCTCGACCTTATGTAGTAGTGTCAAAAGTTTTTGATGCTGCTGACCAAAACCTTTCAGCAAACGATCAAGTTATGGTAATCGATGTTCCTGATGACACTATTGTTATTGGGGGTATGATTGACGTAATTGAAGCAGGTGGGTCAGGCTTAACTTACGATGTAGGATTAAGTACTGACATTGATGTCTTCTGTGATGGCATTGATGGTAATACTGCTGCAATAAATGCTTTTAATATTAAAGCTGCAGGTATTAACTTAACACAAGCTGCTGATAAGATCCAAGTGAAAGCTTTGGGTGCAGGAGTAACTGCAGGTCGTTTTAGAGTTATCGCTGTAATGGCTGATGTCTCAAACGGACCAACTGAGACTGCTACAGATAGTAGTGGTACTTAACAACTAATAATTGAGGGGTAATTTAATTTACCCCTCTTTTATACGAAAGAATTATAATGTGGATTCCAGTAATAATCATAGCATGGAGTTTTAGTGGATCTCCGATGTGGGTAAATTTTCCGATGGTTAATTTCCCATTTAGTTCAAAAGAATCTTGTACAGAATACGTAAAAACAGTACGAAGTCAAGTTACAAAAAGTAACAATTATGTATCTGGGTATAGTGTATGTATAGAAGTTCCTGAAGGAGAACCAACATGAATTTAGAAGACAGAGTACATACTTTAAAAATGAGAATTATGGCTTTCCGAAATAGACATAAACATATTTTTGAAGTTAAAACCGAAATGGATGAAGCAATTTTTATTTTTAATAAAAAAGATCCTCATTTTGTAAGGAGTGTTTAGATGTTTGGATTTGTAGGACAACTCGTTGGACCAATTTCAAGTCTTGCAGGAACATGGATGCAAGGCAAGGTTGATAAAGCTAAAGCCGAAACAGAAGTAAAAGTTGCAAGAGCCAAAGCCGAAGCAAAAGTTTTTGAGACTGAAGCAACATCTTCAATGTTGATGGAACAGAACCTCACAAACCAGATGGCAGGAAGTTGGAAGGACGAATTTTGGACGCTTATCTTTGGAGGCATATTAGTAGCGTGTTTTTTGCCTTTTTCGCAGGAATACGTTAAAGAAGGATTTATGTTCTTGGAAGAAAACACACCTGATTGGTTTTCCACCTGTCTTTATATTTGTATAGGGAGTAGCTTTGGGTATCGCTTTGGTAAAACAGGTCTACAATTAATGAATAAGAAACAATGACTTGTGCGTGTGGAAATGAAAACTGCAAATGCAGTACAGACGATTTAATTCCTGATAAAATGGCTTATCAAGTTAACAAACGGAGAATGGCATGGGTATTAATCTATCTAATGGCTATCACAACGATATTGACTTTAGCATTTCCAGACAGGCTTGCCGAAGCCGAATCTATCCTTATGACTCAGTACATTTCTATGTGTGGCTTAGTAGGGGCGTATTTTGG